GGCCTGCCGACCCGCGCGCGGCCCGTCAGGCCCGCTTGCGGACGAACTCGCGCAGGTGCTCGTCGATGCGGGTCTGCCAGCCGTCGCCGCCGGCCTTGAAGTACTCCACGACCTCGGGTGACAGGCGGATGTTCACCTGCACCTTGGTGGGCGCCTTCTGGGGGCCGCGCTGGCCGGGCTTGCGCATGGCCACGAGGCCTTCATACACCTCGGGCGGCAGCACTTCCTTGGCCGGGCGGGCGCGCTTGAACCAGTCTTCGTCCAGCTCGGGGTTGTCCGGGTCCTGGGCGATGCCGGCGTTGATGCGGGCGTCTTCCTCGGGCGACGGCAGCTCGACCACGCGGCCGCTGCGGGTCTTAATTGTCTTGGGCATAGCGCTTCACCTCTCGGACGTTGGAGCGGCGCAGGCTGATGAGGCGCACCGCGTTGCCGCGCAGGGTGTAGACCAGCGTGTAGAGCCGGGTGCCGATCAGGCCCAGGGCGATGAACCGGGTTTCGCCGTAGGCCTTGCGGCTGTCGACTTCGATCTGCGCGGTTTCCCACTCGAAGCCTTCCATGGCGCTGAAGAAGACCCGATGGCGGCGCACGTTGGCGGCTTGCTTGGCGGGGTCGAATTCGTAGCGCATGGGTTTATTGTGTATACAACAAGCCCGGTCGTCAAGGCTTTTTGTGTATACGTTTTACCCTGCGGCGAGGTAGCGCAGTAGCTCGCCTTCGATCCATGCGCTGTCGTCGTCGCTCAGGCCGAGCAGCACGCGCTCGGGGTAGCGCACCTCCGGCCCCCCGGGCTGTGGCCGGTCGACCAGGCCGAACTGGTGCACAGCAGCGATGCGGCCGCTGCCGCCGGGGATCTCAACCACGGCCTCTGCCGCGCTGCTGCGGACCTTCAGGTGCCGGGCCGTCCGCAGCTTGGCGAACATGCCCTGCACGGCCGTGCGGGCCCGGCGCTGGGCACCTGGCGCGGCCGCCGCGGCGCGCAGGCGGCGCGCTGAACGGGCCGAGCGTGGCGCGTAGGCGCTGCCGTCCGGGTTGCGCTGGGCTCCAGGCTGGCCAACAGCGGCGCGAGCCAAGCCTCCAGGTCCTGTGCGGTGGCCACGGCGATCAGACGCGCTCGGCGGGCAAGTCCCACTCGGCCACGAGGGTGTCGCGGTCGAAGAGCTGCCAGTGCTCGGCGATGGGCGCCACGCCGATGCGGGCGGGCTCGCCGAGGTGGCGGATGTCCCAGCGCTCGGCAGTTGTGGCCGGATCGGCCTGGCCGGCAACGGCCGGGCGGCGCGTGACGGCCACGCGCTCGGTGAGGTCCAGCTCGATGGACAGGTCGAGCGTCTGGCGGTCGATGAACTCGGCCTCGAAGCGGAAGGCCTTGTCGCGCAGCTCGGGGTTGTCGGCGATCTCGGGCTGGTGGTCGCGCAGCCAGGCCAGGATGGGCACCACCAGCACGTCGGGGTGGGCCGTGAAGTCGAGCACGACGATCTGCACCGTGTAGCGGTACTCGAAGCTCAGCGAGGCGCTGGCGGCACACGCCACGCGGCCGCTGCGCACGAGGATGCTGAGCTGGTCGGGCGAGGTGCGCAGAGCCGGCACGGCGGCCTGCAGGTGGTCGAGCAGGGACTGGGGCTTGTACATGGTGCGGGCTCAGTGCTGGGCGGCCTGCAGGGCGGCAGAGGCCTTCTCTACGGCGGCACGCGCCTGGGCATGGGCGACGAGGCAGGTGTTGAGCTCGAGGATGGCGGCGTCGCCTTCGCCGGCGATTCGGTCCAGAGCGAGTGCAGTCTCTGGCGCAAGTTCGGCTCGCGCGGCTGGATGGCCAACGCTGGGATCTCCGGCAGGCTCAGCGGGGTGGCAGGCGGCGACGGGGACTGACACGCTGACAGCGCCAGCGCGCACGCGATCAGCGAACTGAGACGAAAGGGCTTCACGGCGGGCTTTCTCCTGCTGCAGGGTGAGGGTGAGGGTGTCGACCTGGCCGCGCAGCGTGCGCTCGATGCGGCTGAAGGCTGCATTGGCCTGGGCGCGGGAGCGTTCGGCCCGCTGCTGCTGCGCCAGCTCGCCGGCCTTGAAGGCGTCGGACAGGGCGTCCTGCCAGGCGGAGATGCCCAGCCAGATGGCGGCGATCAGCGCGATGGCCAGCAGGGCGGTGGTGGAGAGGGCGCGGCTCATGGTCAGCCTTCGAGGTAGATGCTGTAGCCCAGCAGGGTGAAGACGTCCGCGGTATTGGCGCCGCTCACGTCGAAGGTCACGCGCATGTCGGCGGCCGTGTTCACGTTGGTCGCGCGCTCGTTCAGCGTGGCCGCCTGGGCGTTCTGGTTGGTCTGCACCATGGTGGTGTAGCGGGTGGCCACGGCCCCAAAGCGCGCGCTCTGGTTGATCTGCGCCGTAAGGCCCGCAGTGGCGGCGAAGGACGCGGAGTAGATCGCCTGGTCGGCCGTCGTTCCCGCAGTGCCCAGCCGCGCGTTGAGCGTGGCCGTGGCGGTGGCCGTCGTCCGGCGAACCTCAGCTCGCAGGTCCAGCCGGGAGTGAGGGGCGAGGAGACCGGCCGGGATCAGCAGCGTCTGCGGCGTGGCCAGAGCGAGGGCCGCGGCGCCCGTCTTGGAGTCCAGCGGGGCGGTGATGTCGCCGAAGCGCTGGAACAGCAGCTGGCGCCCGTCGCGCGGCCGCCAGTTGGTGCCGTCGCTCACCAGGTAGACGCCGGCATGGCCGATGTCCCAGACGAAGATCTCGGCGCCAGGAATGGCGAGCAGGTCCGCGCGGGCCTTCAGGTCGGCCCAGGCCCCCCAGCCGCGCTCGACGCAGATGTCGGCGCCAGCGGCGCGGCCGCCGTGTGCCTGGGCGAACATGATGCCGGTGCGAGCCGCGTCCCTCCAGTAGGTGACCAGGCCCTCCTTGCGGTACTCGTAGAGCTGCTGACGGGGCATGGATCAGGCCTTCTGGAAGCGCAAGCCAGCGCCCCACGTGACGACAGTGCGGCCCGAGGCCACGCTGCCGTTGACTTCCTTGACGAAGACACGCAGCGAGGCCGCGGTGTAGACGGCCGGCGGGATCTTGATGCGAGGCGAGCGCATGACACCGCTGAAGCCCGCGTCCACGCCGCGGCCGATGGCAGCCTGACCGAACTGGCCGCGGTTCAGCATGGGCCCGCCCAGCAGGTACTCCGTGCCGCCGCTGCTGGCGGCAAGCTGGGCCTCGAAGAAGATGAGCTTGTTCTCGTTGCACTGCAGCGTCATGGGCCAGAACAGCTCCACGTACTGGCCGTTGATGTCCGGGTCGTTCAGCGCCGCCAGGAGCCAGCTTGGGCTGTAGTCCTGCCGGAACGTGTAGCCGGCGCTGCTGCCGGAGCCGCTGATGACGGTGCGCCAGAAGGCGCCGCCGCGGGGGTCCGTGCCGAGGGAGCTGACGGCGGTGGAGCTGCCACGGCCGGCGGTGAAGCTGGCGGTGGCGCCGGCCGGCGCAGGGCCGCTGACTCCGGTGTCGGCGAGCGTCACGGCGTCGGCCGCGACGTTGCCCCACAGGCCCTTCGAGTAGTTGCGGATCTTTCCGCCCTCCGGGTCCAGGCGGGTGGCCACCTGGTTGGAGTCGGGCAGCACGCCCATCTCGGGGGAGATGTGGGGCGCGGCGTGCTTGAGCAGCGTGTCGGCCACCACCTCGCCGCGCAGGGCCGACCAGCCGTAGGCCGGGTGGACGTTGTCGCTCGACAGCGCCGCGGACTCGGGCCAGGCGTTGAGGACGTCGCTGCTGGGCGCCGTGTCGAAGGCGGAATAGTTCTGCACCATCGCCTCGACGCAGGGCACGACGCGGACGAACGGGTACAGGCGCGGAAGCTCGGTCCACATGCGGCGCAGCAGCAGCTGGGCGGTGGTGAACACCGGGCCCGTGCTGACGTCGTCGGCCACGATGTCCCGGCTGGCCGAGGGCGTCTCCACCAGGATCAGCCGGGGGTTGCACCTGTCGCGGATCGCCTCGATCAGTGCCTTCAGCGCGTTGAAGGCGGCGATGGGGCCCGCGCCGTACGCTCGGATGGTGTTCCCGATGACGCCGGTGCCGATCATGATGATGTCGAATCGGCCCTTGGCGGCCATGGCGTCCAGCCGCGCGGCGCCCCAGTCCTCGATGAGGTTGGAGCCGGAGACGGCCATGTTGTCGATCTCCAGCCGCCCGCCCATGCAGAGGTTGGCGTGCATGGGCCAGCCTGCCGACACGGTGTAGGCGCTGGGCAGGTGCACGTCGAAGCCGCCGCCCAGCGCGCCGGCGGCGATGTCCGGGCGCGGGTCGGGGTAGGTGAAGGTCATCGACGTGTTCGCCACCAGCGTGCAGCTGGTGATGGCGAAGGTGCCCTCGACGCCGGGGTTCTTCAGGCACGCGACGCGGATCTCGGTGCCCGGCAGCATGAAGTAGTTGCTCAGCGAGTAGCCCACGGTGCAGGTGACCACGCCGCCGGAGCGCACGAAGTCCACCGCGGCGCCGCTCCACATGGGGTTGGCGCGCGATTCGGTGGAGGCCCCGATGATGAGCATCTTCAGGCCGGCGCTGGCCACGGCGCGGCCGACCTGGCCGGCGGTCCAGCGGGTGCCGTCCCAGTAGACCGGGCAGCCGAGCACCGTGCTCCAGGCCACGGCGGTGCTGCTGGGGGCGGGCGTGGTAGCCCCCTCGGCCACGGCCAGAGGCAGCATGCCGGCGGGAACGAGGGTCTTGGCCATCAGCCGTGCACCACGACGCGCAGCGAGTTGGTGGCCACGGCGGCCGCGAAGCCGAGGGTCACCTGGGTGGTGCTGTTGGCGGTGATGTCGCACTCGACAAGCGCGTCGGTAGAGACCTCGCGCACGCTGACCGTTACGTCCTTGGTGCCCAGGCCGTGCGTGATCACGTAGCTGGTGGCGGAGCTGTCGCCGAAGGTCTGGGCGTACTTGCGCACCACGACGGTGGGATCGACGGCGACGCCGGATGCGTCGACCGAGACGCCACCGCTGGCGGCCGGCTTCACCGAGAAGGCGTTCCCACTGAGGTTCAGGCCGTTGCCGTTGGTGTAGCTGCTGCCGCCGCCGAAGACCGCGAAGGTGACGGCAGTGACGCCCACGGTGATGGCGCCGGTGGTGCTGCAGACGAAGCGCTGGCCGCTGTTGGCGGTGCCCTCGGAGACGAACACCGTGGCGCCCTTCAGCTCGGCGCCGGTGTCGGCGTCCGCTGCGCGCGCCCACGTGCCGTTGGCACCCGTGCCTGCGGTGGTGACGGTGTAGATGCCGTTCTGGGCCTGGGTGGTCTGGTCCTTCACCAGCACCCGGTCGCCGGCGACGAGCGTCACCCCGTCCACCGTGCTGGGCGCGCCGCCGGCGAGGCTGGCAATGTTGGCGGTGGTGGCGACCCGGACCTCGTCCTTCCAGGACAGGCCAGCCACCGTGTCGTCCACGTACTGCTTGTTTGCCGCGTCGGTGAGTGCCGCGGGCGCCGCCAGGCCGGTGATCTTCTGGTTGTTCAGAGACACCGAGCCCGTGGGCGCGGCCATCTGGTCCAGGCGGCTCAGGCGCACCTGGTTGTCGAAGTCGCTGATCGTGGCGGCCGTCTGCGTGCCCGTATGGCGCGCGCGGTCGGTGTCGGCGACGAAGGACGTGCCGTTGTGGTACTTCCAGCGCTTGGCGGTGCTGTCGTAGTAGAACTGGCCCTCGGCCGGCAGCGACGGGTCGGCGCCCAGGACCTGCGCCACCGCCTGCATCAGCTGGTTCTTGTTGAAGTCGTAGTGGGTGAGGATCTTCTTGGCCATGGCGGCTCCGTCAGTTCAGGTGCGCGGTGCCCGAGAAGGGCGCGGAAAAGCTCACCACCACCTGGTCGGCGCTGGGGTAGTGCACGGCGCCCTCGACCTCGTCGCCGGCGCTGTCGACCACGGTGACGGCTGGGAACTTGCCCAGGCCGTGGGTGATGGACCAGGTGGCCGAGGCCGGCCCCTGGGTGAAGGTGAAGGACTTGTCCGAGCCGGGCGGCCCGGGCTGCCCTGGCG